GCTGCCGACGCAGAGATCAATGCGGTTACCCTTGATGGCACCACCGGTGTCCTCGGCCCGATATCGGCGCAATCCCGCACCGTCACCGTAGTCCACCAGCACATCGGCCCACAGCGGGATCACTGAAGGATCTACCGCCACCGTGCTATACGGCGTGGCATGGGCGCCGCTGGCCGTGATACCGTCTGTTTTGCCGCAGCACTTGGAGCATACATCGTAGTGGGTGATTGTCACGTCCTCCAGCACGTGGGCCTGATCCAATCGCAGAGGCTCCTGAGCCGGGGTGTCATCCCCAGGCAGCCGCCCATTATCGAGGGGAGAGATCACAGCCGAAGGTGTGGCCGGTTCCGTGGTGGTTGCCTTGGCCGAGATCACCAACGCCACGCCGGCGATCAGGGCGGCGAGGATCAGCGTCAAAATGGCGTTCAGCTTCCAAGCCCTGGCGGTGCGTTGGGCCTCACTGGCTCTGCGGTGTGCTTGTCGAGTGCGTTCCGCTGCGGCTGCCAGTTCCACGGCATCACAGTGCTGCTGGGACAGCCAAGCGACCTGCAGGGCGTCCACATCGGCCCGGAGCTGGGCAACCTGCCGATGCAGTTTTTCACTTCTCTGGCTCATGCTACGATACCTCTTTTCTTCGTTGTGGTCGGGTCGGGGAAATAGATGTGCATCTCCTCTGGGCTGATTCGGCAGAGTTCCATGGTTCGGTACATTTCCTCGATATTCCAGGCGACGTCGCCTTGCATCCTTTGGCTGACCGGGCCGGGGGAGAGGTTCAGCGCATAGGCCAGATCATTTTGCGTCAGCCCTAACTCCCGGAGACGGGCAGACAGTTTTCCGTAGCGTGGCATCTTCATTGGCGATCTCCTTTCAATAATCTGTGGTAGGTATGGGGGCTTGTCCCTCCCGCGCCATCGTGATAGACTGGCGTAGAAAGGAGGTGAATTTAATGGATACAATTTCCAGAGAAATACTCGAACTATTTTCAAAAAGAAATTGTCTTACTCTTAGCCAACTAAGTGCGATATTGGGTATCGACTGGATGACACTGGCAGAGCCGATCAATTATCTTCGAAAGTTAAGCTATCTGCGTTTTGAGCCAAATCACGCATCGTTGAACGACTTGGCATCTGATAGCCCTATTTCAATGGATGACCCTCTGGTAATCACATTCGAGGGAAGGGCTGCGTTGGAACAGGATGGGCAAAACCGCAGGCGGGTCAAGTACACGGAATTTCGCGCATGGATGACACTGGCCATTGCGTTGGCTGCATTCATAAAGTCATTCTTTTTCTGAGAGCGGACCTTGCGTGCTTACATACCAGTGAAACCATTCCTCATCGGATTTGTGTAACTCGAACCTCCACCAGTAACGGCTGGTATTGGCCTCTCCGATAATGGACTTGATTGCCATAATCGCAGGCGCAACAAAATCACATTTGGACGGCTTTCGTTTAAAAAGCGGGAGTCGTCTTTTTTCCGTATAATTCGGAAGATTGTCAAATCCATCTGGCTTTTCACCCAGAATAGGGTCCCACTCAAATGAGTTGAGACGACAATATGCAAGGCCAAGACGCTCAGTGCGGTTGAGGTGTCCCTCATCGATTCCGTCATAACGCATTCATATCAACTCCTTTCTGACTGGGATTGTCCGAGGGGATGCCCTCGCCTTTCTTTCGCAAATCTTGCATAACATGCAAGATTTAGACTAAAAAAATAGTTGCCCTGTCTTCCTTGGAAAGGTTCAACGCATTGCTCAACTCATTGGCTTCGAGCACCGTAAAGTTACTCTTCCCGTTCATTTTCGCAGAAAATGAAGTAACAGAGCAACCGATAACCCTGGCGCCGTCGACGTAAGTCTTTCCGTTTTCAACCATGATGCCCTTGAGCTTGTTTAGGTCAGGCATTTATAAAACCTCCTTTCAGCTTGCGTGCTATGCAAGTTTTGTGTTATGATAATAACTTAATCGGCTGGGCTTGTCAATACCCTCATGCAAGTTTTTTGTTTTTTTCATAAAATAATCTTGCATTACAGTATAGTTTGCTGTAATATTGGAGCAAGCTAAATATGAGGTGACGAACATGGGAAACGATTTCAACAAAGCGGTCGGCAAGAGATTGTATTCAGCACGAAAGGCCAAGGGTTACTCCAGGGCAAAGGTTGGCGAACTCGTCGGTCTGCATGAAACTACTGTTAAGAGATATGAAGATGGCGATATAAAGTCCTTAGACATTGAGCGCCTTAAAGACTTTGCTCGTGTTCTTGGAACTCCCGCCGCGGATTTATTGGGTTGGGTAGCCAACTCGGACGAACACCTCGAATTGATGCTTCAACTCTCAGAAGATTCTGCAAGCGGCCGCACGGCGGCGGTGGAAGAGCTGCGCCGAACCTATGGTACTGAACACGGCATCCACGCCACCTATACCTGCGACGATAAAGCTAAGCTCTGCATACTGTACTACAAGGCTCTGGAGCGAAGAGTCGCCCTCTCTCTGACCGATATCATCGGCACCATCGACCAGCTTGACGGTCATCAGGCCGAAAAAGTCATGCTTCTCCTGCACGCTTACTTGAAGGCGGAGCAGCCGATCCGCAACATCGTGGATACCGCATTGGATCCTTATGTGGAAGATTTGGACGAGCTCCTGCACGGTGGCTCTCAGATCGGGTGATTGAGGTCGATTTCCGGAAATAATAAAAACCGCCCCCGGTGTTACCAGCACCGAGGACGGTATCGCGCAAATTTCCCATACCTACCACAGTAATGAAAAATGAAAGGCACACTAAGGCACCACTGCGCCCTTTTATCTTACCACGAAAGGGTGCTGGTGGCAAGATGAAAGGAGTTTTTATGTCAGAAAGAAAAAATGAGGCCGCATGGATTGAGAGCCGGAGCCGCTGGCAGATCAACGTACAGGACAACGGCGTCCGTAAGACCTTCACCAGCGCCCTCGCTGGCCGGCGCGGCAAAGCTGACGCCGAACGGAAGGCAGAGAAGTGGTTGAAGGATCATACAACCTCCGAAAAAACCCGGGTGGATGTGTTCCTGAATCAGTATACCGACTACCTGAAGGAAACCAAGAGCAAGAGCCACGCTTCACAGTACAGTGGTTTTATCCGCCTCTACATCCAGCCCGTCATCGGCGTATTCCGCATGAACAAGCTTACCGAAGGCGACCTGCAGGCCGTGATTGACCTGGCATATTCCAAGAATAACCTCGCTGATAAGACGCTGCGGGATGTCCGGGGCTGTCTCTTAAATTGGCTGAAATGGTGCCGGAAGCGGGGCAAGACCAGTCTGCACCCGGAAGATCTCACTATCCCCGCCGGCGCCAAAAAGTCCGAGAAAAGAATTGTGTCGCCGGACGGCCTGAAAACACTCTTCTCCTGCAGCACAACGCTGTGGCGGGGGAAGCCTAC